ACATGGGGCAACGTAAGAATCATAAAATTGATTCTTTGCGTACCCGTTGGCCAAAGTTTAATACACTTTGTATGGGAGGAATTGAACCAAATGCTATTTATACCTTTTCTGGTATATCTGGTAGTGGTAGTATTGTATTTTTAAATACATATAAGTAAACAAATTCCATGTAATAACGTTTTATATTATATAATATAAAACAAAAATATGGGAAAGAAAGCAAATATAAAAAGTGATATTTTTGATAACATAGATACAGAAGAAAAAGCATATTGGCTTGGCTTTATTTATGCAGACGGAAATATATCAGACATGGAATCTTATTTAAGAAAATCAGGAAAATACGTATACAGAATGGAAGTATCTTTAAAGGCGGACGATATAGATCATTTAAATAAACTAAATAAGCGTAAAATAAATACTAACCTATATAAATGATGATATATAAAATAATAGAAGAATGCCGACATTGTGAGATTGAAGAATTAGTAAATAAGGCAATTTCTGAATGATACAAACTTCAATGATGAGTTTCTACTAATTCTGCAGGTGCTTTTACTACAGAATATTATCAAGCAATGTATAAAGAATAACCTTGACACAACACCATAAATAAATACAATTTAAGTAAAGAAAAATATGAAAAATATAGATATAGCAAATCATAATTTAAAAGTAGCTATTAACTGAGAATGAGAATACAAGAAATATAGATGAAGACCAAGAACTAGAAATTATAATATATATATAAAGAATAATAACTGAAGTATAAAAACTATTCTAAAATATGAGAACAGATAAAAAAAAGAATATATCTAAAGTAGCTAGCGTTGTTCTTAAATAAATAATATGTCAGATTGAGATAAAAATCTTTGATGAAGACCTCTTAAATTTAACTCTGTAGAAGAATTACAAAATAAGATTGATTTGTATTTTGAAAGTTGTTTTACTGAAGAGGAATGAAAGAAGAAGAAAATAAAGCCTTTTACTATTCTATGATTGTGTAATTATCTTGATATAGACAGGAAAACTCTTATTAATTATGAGAATAAAGAGGATGGGTTTTTCCACACTATAAAAAGAGCAAAGTCAAGAGTAGAGGAAGATATAGAGCTTTGAGCCTTAATGAGTACATTAAATCCTGCATCTGCTATATTCAATTTAAAGAATAATTTTTGATGGGTAGAAAAACAAGAGATAGATAATAATCACTCTTGAAGTTTAAAGATAGATAATATCGATATATTATAAGCCTCTTTTTGTTTACTTTTTAGAGGAGTTGAAAATAAAAATAGATTTGTAATCTACACTATAAAGATTATAATATTAATAGCTTGTAGTTAAATAGATTGCATATTTTAGAAAGAGAGTAAAAGGTCTACAAGCAATCTAGCCTTTTGTTCTCTTTTTTAAGTAAATAATTTATGAAAGTATTATATATAATCACAGATGGAAAATATTATAAAATATGATTTTCATCTAATATTGATAAAAGATTATTACAGATACAAACTTGAAATTCTAATAAAATAAAATTTGTAAAATGATACCAAACTAAATATGCTCATAGAATAGAAAAAGAATTACATACAATTTTTAGAAATAAAAAAATAAAAGGCGAGTGGTTTGATTTAAATCTTAAAGATATTGATTTTATAGATAAATATCTTAAAAAGAATGCGGATACATATATCCCATATAAAAAAATAGATAATAAAAAGTTTATGAAAAAATGGACTGATAGAAAATTAAATATAGCAATCAAGAAAGAATTATCTCCACTTTGAAAAGAGATGCTTTTTGATATACTTGATTATGTAGATGATGATAATATCATAAATTTTAAAATACTCGCAAATGATTATTGATATTCTCCTAGTAAAATAAGTAAAGCTAAAAGTATACTTGAGGATAAAGGTATTATAAAGAAAAGTGATTGATTATATTATCTCTCGCCTATTGTATGAATATCTCAAAAAGAAATATCACAAGAATTGATACACTTATTCAAAGACTCGTTTGAAAAATACAACGTAGAGATTAATTTAAAATAATGAAACTACAATTCAATACACACGGCAACGAAAAACAGAAACTAGCTTTTAAATATCTTTTATGATACCCTGAAATAACTGAAATAGGCTATGGTTGAGCTGCTTGAGGTTGAAAAAGTTATACTTGAGTATCTTGGGTTTGGATGATGGCTAATAAGTATCCTTGAGTGAGGTACTTTTTTTGACGTCAAGAACTCAAGAGATTAAAACAAACAACACTTGCGACTTACTTTAAGTTTCTATGAGATTATAATATCCCTGAAGGACAGAAAGGAATTTATAACTCTCAAGACTCTGTTATTAAATTCTCGAATTGATCAGAGATACTTTTACTTGATCTTGCTTATTTACCTAGCGACCCTTTATATACTCGATTCGGATCTCTTGAACTTACAGGTGGATATGTTGATGAAAGTGCAGAGATAGAAGAACAATGTATTACGATTCTTATGACTCGTATAGGAAGACAAAAGAACGATGATTATTGACTAGCTCCGAAACTACTTGAATGATTTAACCCTGATAAATGACAAGTTTATAGAAGATATTATAAGCCTTGGAAAGAATGAACTCTCCCACCTTATAGAGTATTTATTCGAGCTTTAGCAACTGATAATAAGAGATTACCTAAAAGCTACATAGAACAACTTTCAAAGGCAAATGAAGTCACAAAACAACGTCTCCTTTTTGGTAATTTTGATTATGATGATACACCTTGAAGATTGTTTGAATACAATGCTTTATTGAATATGTGTGATAATATACCAATTCACGGAGAGAAATACATAAGCTGAGATATAGCAAGAAAAGGTAAAGACCAAAGTGTTATATGATTTTGGAATTGACTTGAATTGTATCGAGTTATAAAAGAGCCTCTAAGTGATTTAAAAACTCTTTCTGATAAGATTAAGCAAGAAGCGCAGAAAGAAGAAGTTACAATGTGGAATACAATTATAGATGAGAACTGAGTATGAGGATGAGTTATAGATAACTTAAGATGTCAGTGATTCATAAACAATGCTAAACCTTTTCAAAGCAGAAAAACAAATATTTCAAATGTGCGTAACTATGATATGCTCAAAACTCAGTGTTATTTTAAACTTGCTGAGTATGTAAATACAGGAAAAATAAAAATAAGCGTAAACGATGTAGAGTTTAAAGAGAAACTTATTGAGGAGCTTGATATAATAGTAGAAATATGACTTGAGCAAGACGGGAAAATAAAAATAATAAAAAAAGAAGATATAATTGCAAAACTTGGACGTTCTCCTGATTTTGCTGATATGGTTATGATGAGAATGTATTATGAATTACATAAATTAAGTGAATTAGAAGAGGAAGAAGTTAAAAAAAACGAAGACGACCCATTAGAACTTTTCATTGATGACGAAATAGATGAGTCAGAGATACATTTAGACCCTTACTAATTTATAAAAAACTTTTGATTTCTATCTAAACACTGTATAATAAAGAAAAAATCACTAAATCTATGAATAAAAACTTTTATAAAAAGCTCTGAATAACTGAAGAAGAACTACTAAGATTAGTTCGTACTGAACGTCAAAACTCAGAGGAGTTTTCTTATGCTTTCAAGTTAGAAATAGAAGCTGATTTAAAACTTCTAAAAAACAAAAGAGATAAAAAGAAAGATGAAAAACTTGCTTGAGATTCAACTCTATTCAATACGCATAGAGCCTTAATGGCTCGTTCTTATCAATCAAAGAATACAATAAACATCAAATGAGACAAAGGAAATTGAGTGGAAAGAGAAGTCAAAATGCTTAATACAGTATTTAAAGAAGACCACTCAACATCTCAAGAGAAAGCAATTAAATATTATCTTTATAGTGATAAATATGCAACTTGAGTATCAATAAAGGCTCGAACTTGATGGGATGGAGTTTACAAGAAGAATAAGTTTATGATAGTAAACCCTTTGACTTGGTTACCACAAGAATGAGGAGATTATTTCACTGGAGAATGGACATACACTTGATTTTTTTCTATTGAAAGAATAGATACTCTTGAGCAAGAATGATTTGATAAAGTAGACTTTCTAAGAGAATATGATAGATGAGCTGTAGATACTAAAGAAAGACAACAAAGAATACAATGACTCTTTCCTCAGTATATGAAAGAGGTTACAGATGTAGTATATAGCTTTCTTGTAGTAAATGGATATAAAATATGGACGAGAACAGCGAGTCTTGATAATGTGCTTTTATGAGCTGATTTTATAGCTCCTAGTTCACCTTTAGAAGAAAAGAATCCTGAAGCTGTAAGTTTCCCTCTTGCTTTTTATTATTGGAATCCTGATAGAGATAATCCGTTTGGTGATAGACCAGCAAATTATATTCGTGATATTCAAAAACTTAGAGCAAGACAATTAAATCTTGCAGTAAACAAAATGGAGGCAGAGCTTTATCCTATGTATGTTTATAATAAGGATTATTTAAGAAGTTCTGATTTACAATTTTGATTCAATAAATGAATAGCAATATCGACTTGAGTTGATTGAGCAAATGTAAACCTTGATAATTTAGTTCGTCCAATTCAAAAAGATTTAAGACTTAACTCATTTCTTACTATTGATCCTATTCTAGCAAAGAACGTAGAAAGAAGTACAAGTATTTGAGATATAGTAAGTGGAACAAATACACAAAGAAAAGAAACTCTCTGAACAAATAATCTTGTACAAACAAACACTGATATAAATCTTTCACTAAACGAAGAGTTACACGATGTATGAGATGAGCAATATGTTAAAATATGGTTTGGATGATACTATCAAAACTTTAAATGAGCTGATAAGAAACTTATATATGCTGGAAGTTCAACAAGTAAACAAGCTATCCTCTTAAAAAGAGAAGACTTTGTATACCAATGAAACCTCAACATATCTATTGAATCTAATATAGCGAGTGAAGATAGAAAAAGAAAAGAATGAGCTTCAGCAATACAGATTTACCCTCTTATAAGTGCTGACTTAAACCCAGCTAGTAAAGTTTTAATGCAAAGATTTCTTGCTGATAGGACTTGAATGCCAAGTGATGTTATGGAAGAAGTCATTACAGACACTCCTCAAATGACAACGCAAAAACTAGAAAATGATTTGCTTAAACAAGATATATTTGTTCCTATTACTCCAAATGACGACCACGAACAACACTTGATAGCTTTGTGAAATACAATAGACACTGCAGCGTGAAAGGCACATTTAATATCACATCTTATGGAATTTGTTAAGATACCACCACAAACACAAACACAACCTTGATTAAACGAGAACGCTATGAATAATAGTATGGCTTCTCAGGCAATGAGTCAAGCTTGAAGCACTTTACAAACTAATATATAAATATGGAAGAACTAGAATTAACAGCAGATCAAAAGAAAGAAATATATAAGAAAATTAATGAGTATGTAAACTCTGAGGATTATAAAAAGGTACTTGATTATGCAGAAAAGAAAGAACAAGAGTACCTTGAAAAAGTTCGCGAAGAGAGGGAAAGTAGGAGAAAGGTAGTAGCTGAATATAGCGACCTATCAAGAATGGAAGCATACGGAGAATATATGCTCGATATATCTAAACAGTTTGATAAAAGTGAATGAGGTGAAATACTAAGGAAAGAATTTTACTGACAATATGAAATAGTAGAGAATAACATAGAAGTAAAAGAAGTTAATAAAGAAACAGGTGACTTGCCTGATATGCCTCTTTATACAAAACTGGATATATTGAAAGTAAGTAGAAGATGTTATAAAATGATAGTTTCTAAAATAGCTGAAATACATAATCTTTATTTGCTAGATAAACCAAAAGGAACAGACCTTGACCCATACGAAGAAGATTAGATATCTGATATACAGGGCTTTCGAGCCTTGCAATTAGCTATTTAGGCTAAGCTCTATGAGCATAAATAACCATATTAAACTTATGGAAAATAACGAGGAAATCCTTGAAGAAGGAACACATGAGTCAGGTCTTGATGACTCTGAAGATAATTCTGAAGAACAAGGCACAGGAGAGAACACAAATCCTGAACGAAAAAACAAGTCTAACTGGAAGAATCTAAGCAATACTCTAAAAGAAGAACGTAAAGCACGCCAAGAGGCTGAGTTACGAGCTAAAGAACTTGAAGAAGAAAATAATGCTTGGAGAAGTGAGAATCCTGATATTGTAAAAGAAACTCTTTCAAAAAAGGATGTAAAAGGTATAGATAAGTGAGAACTTGCTTTATTTATTGCTATAAATCCTGAAGCGAGAGAATACTTAGACGATATAAAGGAATTTGCTAATGAGTTTAACTTCAAACTAGATAGTGAAGAATCTCTTGCAAAGGCTTGGAAATTTGTTAAATGAAATACTCCTACCGAAAGTAAATCAAAGAAAGACTTTAACCTTTCAAATAAAACTCCTAAACTTCCGAAAGACCTTACGAAAGTAAAAATTGAGGATACTAAAGATATGACTCCTTGAGAGCGTTCTGAATGGAGAAAAGTCAATTGATTTTCTATAGACTAAAGTATTTACAAAGTGTTAAAACTATTTAATCTTAACACTAAACAAATATGGCTAATGATTTTCAATATGTTGTTCGTCAGCATTACTCTGAAGCAACAGAAGAGAGACTAAAAAAGACTCTAACTGCTATGGATTTGGCAGAAATGGTAGATATTCCAGACGGAACTACTAAAAATATCCCACACGTTAAAATGAGAGCTACTGGAAACTATACTAAGTATACAGACCAAACTATCACTGACGTAAAAACAGGTAACGATACGATCGTTATAGATACAACTCCAATGGTAAACTTTGCTATTGATATGTTGGATGAGGAAGATAATTACATCAACGTAAAACCTGAAGTAATTTCTGATGCTTCTTACCAAATCAAACAAAGAATTGACGGAGACTTCTTTAACAAGGTTACAGATGCTAAATGGAAATATGATGCAAATGGATTCGGTGTTAATGCAGGAACTCTTTCACCTATCACACTTGCAACTGGAGCTTCTCAAAATATTTCTGCTACTTTTGGAAAGGCTAAGGCTGGACTTACAAATTCAGGAGTAAACGGAGAAAAACTTGTACTTGCTATTGATGATAATGTTGCTGTTGATCTTGCAACTCTTGGACTTGAACAAGGATACAATATTGCAGATGAATCATATACAAGAGGTTATGTAGGTAGATTTTGAGGGCTTAGAACTTACCAAGTTTCTACTCTTACATCAACGACTGTTCTTGACCTTGCTACAAACCCAACAAATGGAGACTATATTTATATAAAAGGTGTTAAATTTACTTTTGTATCAAGTATCGGAACTACTGCTGGAAATGTACTTATCGGAGCTTCTGCTGATGCAACTGCTGTAAACCTTATAGCTCTTATCACAACTCCTTGAACTACTACTGCAAATGGTGTGGCTCTTGCTGATGATGATATTGCTATTCTTGAGGGAGTATCTGCTGTTGATGGAACAGACCTTGTAACATTTACATCTAAGAATGGAGCATTACTTGCATCAAGTTCTATGACTGCTGCTGCTAATGATTTCAGAGCTCAAGTACTTAATGCTACTATTATGGAAAGAGGAGCTATTAAAATGGCTTTTAGAGGAGTAAAAACAGATTCAAGAGATGAGACAAAGAAACTTGTTACAAACTACTTTATCTATGCTAGATATGGTCTCAAAGTAACAACAAGAGCTAAAGAAAAAATGTGTATTATACCACTTGTTTCTCAAGCAGCTGAATCTTAATACTTAACAATATAGACTATGCTTATAAAAGTATATAACCAAGAAAAAGAAGTATTTGAAACTATTGATTCTTCTAAACTAGATTCAAAAGTTCACGTACATAGGAATACACTGGAAGCTTTTACAAAAGAAGATATTAAATCTTTCGGAGGAAAAGGTGAGTAATCCATAACTTCCCTAGAAATAGGGAGGTTAAAATTTGCTAACTTTTAAAATTATGAATGTTGCACAAATAATTGCTAAAATGAGAAGAGTTGTAAAGGTAGATACATCACAATATGACGATGATGACGCTCTTATTGATTTGAATATTGTAAAAGATAGATTTTACAGTTCTATACTCTCAAACTCTAAAGAAAAACTAAACTGGGAAAGATGGAAAACATCTAGTGTTGCATTACAAAGTGAATATACAATACCTGAAGTTGCAAGTGATACAGCCTGAGCTAAACTGCTTAACAGTGTATCTATAAACTATAACGGAGAAACGTATACTGATACTTGAGAACTTATTTACCTACAAGCTAAAGAAATAGACCCTACAACACTTCCAAATGACTGGGATTATTATGTAGAAAATCAAAGTGATGAAAACCCTATTTATTATGTAGCTGATAACTCATACTTTATTGCTCCAGTTCCAAGAACAGCAATTACAAATGGAATAAAACTTACAGGAATACGTAAAATACCTGATTATACTTTATCTACTACAGAAGCAGAAATGAAGCTTCCTATAGATCATCATAACGTATTAGTAGAATGACTTTCTATTGAATGACATAGAGAAAAATGAAGCGAGCCTTGAATAGTAGATAATCAAGAAGCTCGATACGAAAGAGAATTACGAAAGGCTATTAAAATGCTAGAGACTAGAGTTGAATGACCTACTTACTTTTTATATCCTTCTGACCAAGAAGACGAAATAACTCTTTAATATGGCTGAAAAAATATTTGACATACTTTGATTTGACTGATGAGAGTGAGACGATAAATATCGTGTTCCTGATAGATGATTTTATAGTGGAGAAAATATTGAAATTCGTAAAGATTTATGATGAGTACAACTTTCTCAACTTCTTGAAGATACAGGGCGGAGTATAAGTTGAGATATAACTTGTATAACTTCTCTTGATACTATTTGAGTCTCAGGATGATGAGTTGTTGTTTGTACTGATACAGGAAGAGTATATTTAAACGGAACTCTTAAAAAGACTTTCTCTACTGGAACAACCCCACATAATCGTATATATGGAATAGGAGTTAATACAAAGTCAGACTGAACTCAATATATCTATTATGTAACAGGTACAAGCTTTTGAACAGGAAAAATACATCGTTCTACTACTGATTTGTCAACATTTACTGACAATCACAGAGAATATGAAGTTGCAAGTGGCTCTATTGACTATGTTTGAGTTATAAATAATGTTTGATTGCTTTACTTAGCGATGAGTAACAAGGTTTTTATACTCGATAGAGAAGAAATCCTTTTAGACTACCTTGTATTACCTGATAAAGAAAAAATACGTTTTATATCACAGTTTCAAACAGATTTTACCATACTTACAAACAATGTAAATACTTGAGTCCACTATATATGGGATTGAGCGAGTACAAATCCTAAGTATCGTCAAGAATGGGCGAATCAACCTATACTTTGAGGATGTAACGACGGAGCTTACAACTACATAACGACAGGTTTTAACGAGAATTATGCTGACCTTTACCTTTTAGCAGGTACGCAAAAGCAAGAAATAAGAGTAAATCTTGAAACTTCTGTATATTCTCGTGTTTTATGACATTTTCTAAGTATAAGAGAGGGTATTGTTTATATATCAGGTGGAAAATCAGGAGAAAGCTCTAATTATTGAGTGTATACATACGGAAACTACTACGCTGGAACAAAGAAATCACTTGTACAGTCTTTTAGTTTATGAAGCAATGCTTTTTATTGACATTGTCATAGTGAATCACAAAGCTTCTTTGCTTGTGTTGATGATAAGGTATATAAAGTATCTCATAACAATCCTCCAGCAGACTACGCAACAAGTGGGTACGTTGTGAGTGCTATGTATCAAGGTGATGTATGGAATGAAATGAATTTCAAAGAAATGAGACTTGGGTATCAATTAAACGGAGGAAGTATTGTCGTAAAAGTTCGTACTTCTTTCTGATGATCTTGGAAAACAATCAAAACAATCACTGATTGAAACGCTAAAAAAATAACAGCGAATGAACTTATAAAATCACTTGAATGAAGTCCTCTATGAAGTTTTTATGAATTTCAAGTGAGACTTGATTTAACTCCTTGAAGTTGAAGTCCTTTAGTAAAAAGATGTACTACTTTCTTACAAACTACTGATAAGATATGATAGATGATAAACTCAAAGACCCTATAATGACAGTTGACGACCCTAGTTTAGGGTATTTTTGAGACTCGTATGAATTATGAGAAGTAAAAGAACAAATTAAAATAGGAAACGAAGTAGAAAAACCAAAAAACGAAACAATCACAATAGATACAAGTGAGACAAGTATTGAAAAAGTAGAACAAACCTATACGTTAACTGTTCCAAACCCTGATTGAAAGATTTTTAGTTTAGGAATAGATTGAATGGAAAGAACTTTTAAAATAGGTTTTTTTAATAACACTGCTCTTGCATACTCTACTTTAGAAACAGAACTTCAAACGTGGCTTTGAGAGAATTACACAGTAGTTTATGTATCTTGAACAACTTTTAATATATCAAAATACGATGGTTCGGCTATCGTAAAAACATCTCCTAATCTTGTAAGAAATGTAACTATTACAGGTTTTAGTATATATACTCGTATTACAATAATAGTAGATTGAGTAAGTGTACTTCTTGATTGAGCTACTCACTCTTGAAACGTATCGACTGCACTTGACTATTTAAAAACACAACTTTCTGCTTCTATATATTATATGGGTGCTGATTGAATTAATTTTATAATAGCTCGTAAAGATTGAGTTTTACCTGTTATTTCTCAAACACAAAGTAATATATACCAAATATGATATTACTACTACGATACTCCTTCAAGCTGAATGTATTGGGACTATACAAATACAACTATTGCTGGAAATTCTTTTTATACTGCTTGAAGTAAATGAAGACCTTTCTATTGAGATAGAATACTGAGGAATATAGCAGGTTTTACGGTTACGAATGTAAATACTTGAAGTATGATAGATACAACATCTGAAAATACTTTTCGTTGAGTTAGAATACTTGTGAATACAACTTGAACTTTAAAATCTATTACTATTGTCTCATGAGTAACTGCAACGAGGGCAATTCTTCAAGATGATAGTGGAACACAACTTGCAACAGCTACAATAAGCTGATGAGTAGCTACTTTTAACTACCCTGTTACACAAGGGACATATTATAGAATATGAGTTGATAGTAGTGGGGCTTATTATACAACCAAATATCAAGGAAATTGGACTTGAACTACAATAAATGCAGAATATTGTAATTACGTATCTTGAATATGATTATTTAGTATATACAGCATAGATATAGAGGCGAAAATGGATTTAACAGGATATACAATCCTTTGAAAAGAATTTAATAAATCAACAGGATGAAATGACTCAACTTGGACTATTTGAAATGAAAGTGCATATTATGATAGGTATCATTATCTATATCTTATCAAAAATGATTATTGAACTATATCTATTAACTCTGTGAATACATACACGAACCCTTGAAGTTTTCCTAATGACTCATATTGATTTACACTTTTAAATATATGAACAGCAACAACAAGTACAGTCACTACTTATACAGAAATAACAATCACAAACGCTTTAAGCTCTAATGGATACTATATCCCTGTATGATTTAATTCAAGTAAAATAGAAATTACAGCAGAATCAACAGCGTGAAGAAGTACTTGAACTTGGGAATGATGAGCAAAAAGATGAGTACAATCTTGTAACTCAAGTGTATCTTGATTTGTAAGTGATAAAGTATTCCAAACAAGTGGGACAAACTATGGAAATGTAACGAAAATTACACGAGCCTGATTTTATATGAATTGGACGACAGATACTGCAAATAAATTATTGATTAAATGCAGTCAATAAATATAATAAAATAAATAACTATCTACTATGGTAAAAACTACTCTTAAATCACAAGAAATAACTACTCCACAACTACCAGTATGAG